TTATCTTGGTATTTTTGTGTTTCTCTTGCCCATAAGTAATCACACTTACTTAATCCTTCATCTTTCATCTTTCTATAAGGGGTGTCTTGTCCTACATCGTGTCCTATGTGTTCAGACCTTAAATCGTGCAAGTAGTAGTTTATGTGACCGGTCATCTTTAAACGGAAAGCATAGTCGGAATCTTGCATTCCATAGGGATCGTAAGCCTCGTTAAAGTAACCAATCTTTTCTATTGCTGCCATCGGTATTAAGACATTTCCGAATGAAGCATCTTGTGGGTGTATTTGTATTCCGTTAATTGTTTGTAGGGGATTGATTCCTTCTACGCAATGTATTCCGCACATTCCTGTATTAGGAATATTTAAAGCCGCTTCTACCATTCTTAAAAGCCAACTATCTGGCATCAAAATATCGTTTGCCATTGTTACTATGGCATCAAAGGCTTTGCTTCTTGAGATTCCATAATTTAAGGCTCTGGATATTCCTTTCATTTCTACTTGAGTAAAAGAAAAGTCATACCCTGCATTTGAGAAATTATGGTTCTTTACTTGTTGTGTAAAATCGTGTCTTTCGTAATCTAAAAAGATAATATTAACGAGCATTTAATCCTATTTCTTTTACAGGAACTCCTGCGTATTTATGAAAAGGTTTTAGAATAGATTTCTTTCCTACAAAAGCCGAAGCACCAATCATACACCCTTCGGGTATTCTTAACTTCTGATGTATAACTGCGTTTAGTCCTATGTTACAATTTCTTTCGATTATAGTATGACCACCTACTTTTGCTCCGCAACTTATTGTTACATTCTCGGCAAGTATTGCATCGTGACCTATATGCGAGTGCTTCATCAAATAACAATCCCTACCGATTACAGTTCTTTTGTCCGTACCAGAATCAACAGTAACTAATCCTGTTAATCTTGCTCCGCTCATTATTAGGACTAATCCTTCGATATGCTCATATCCTTTCCATTCTGGGGGCGAACCAATAATACAATATTCCCCAATGTAAGCACCGGGTTCTATAATTACTCCGGGATAAATTATTGCGGTAGGATGAATAAACATTAGTTACTAACCTTTAAGAATTTAATATCATTTACCTTGCCCACGATAATTTCGTTCCTTTCGATTATGTTTATTAATTCCCTTATTAGCCTTTCCTTTTCTTCTCTTTCCGAAAGATATCTTTCCAATAGTTCCTGATTTAGCCATAACTCAACTACCATTCATTGATTGATATAATTGTTTTCTTTTCTCGTTTACTTTAAATAAACTAAAGTTTGCAACTGCCCATTCGAATAGTTCCAAGCCTTTGTCCTGTCTATAAATAGCATCTTCGGTAACTTTTTTAATCTCCTTATACCAATCCCCTTGTTGATTGACTTGTATCATTGGCGAGTTTAAATAAGGCTCAACATTACTACCGATAACAGGAATTTTCTTTGAAGCCGCCTCTAAAAGTTTTAGATTAGATTTCATTGAATTAAACTTCGTTGCTCTTAAAGGAACGATAGAACAATCAGCATCATTGTAAAAGTTCATATACTCGGTAACAGGAAGGAATCTTCTCGTGTCTCCTAACTTTAAACCACAAGTAAAGTTTGATATCATCCGATGCCAAATTGCAGCCGAACCCTCTCCAGAATCATCAAAGCCACAAAGTTGGAAATGAATCTTACTTCTCAAAGAAGAATCGGAAGCGACTTTCTTAAAAGGAAACTGAACTAACTTTATATCTTCTTCGTGAGTTATTGAGCCTGTATAAACAAACTTGACTTTGTCGGTGTATTCTCTTACATCTGTGAATTGGTCATTACCATACGGAAGAGCGTTTGGTAAAATAGCAACATTCGAGTTTATAGGTCTAATTTCATTCCATAGCTTTTCGTTAGTGCAAGTAACTAAATCTGCTTCTCTAATGTGATTAATGATTTCTTGTGTTGGGTAAACACTCTCTAAAATATGCGACCTATCTAATATCCAATAATCATCAATATCGCAAATCATTTTAAATCCATACTTCTTCCTTTTCTCTAAAAGAGTTTCCAGATTAGTTCCTGCAATAAAACGATTAAACAAAAGAATATCGAAGTTTTCTTCTAATACTTCATCCGTTAAAGTATCAGTAAAGAAAGCATAAGTTTTCTGTAAATAGTAAACCGGAAGCATTAATCGGTGGTAACCAACTCCGCTTCCTTGTGATGTTAAAACAAGTATTCTCATTTTTTAGGTCTGCCTCTTTTTTTCTTTACTTCTTCGATTGTGTTTTGAATAACTTCTGTTTCCACTTTCTGTTGTGCAGCTTCAATATTATTTTGAACTATCGGTTGTGCATTTTCATAAAGTACAATTAATCTTTTCAGCATATCAAATACACATTCCCCACACCAATAGGTTAAAGAGAATTGTGCATCTAAATATTCCCGGTACATTCTTTCGTATTCTCCGAGAACATCAAAAGGAATGTTACGAGTGAATCCAAGTTTAACAGATTCAAAATTAATAATGTGTTGTTTGCAATAATCAAGATCTTTTTGGTTCATACAAATTATTTAAAAAGTTTTTAAAAAATGGCGATATAACTCCGGCTCCAAACATACATACAACCGCATCAGTTACAACTTGTGGAAGGAAGAAAAGCAAAAGAGCAACCCAAGCGGTTAAACAAAGAGTGCAGTTAAAAGGTTTAAAATCTAAATGCCATTTAAACGGAAACCGATTTTGAGTAATAAAGTAAAACGAAAAAAAGTTAGCCGCTAAAATAATTTCAATCAAGTTCATTGTTTCTTATTTTATATTTTAAAAGTGTCTTTGCTTTACGAATTGTTTTTAGTAGTGAGCGGTAAGGAATCTTTGTCTCTCTGGATATTGCTAAAAGGTTTTTATTTTGCGAATATAGTTTTAAAAGTTCCGCTTCGTACCAATGCAGAATTTCCATTCCTTGCTCAAGTTTTGTAACTAATGTTTCATCGTACTCTTCCTTTGAAGATTCGTAGGTAACAGGAATCTCTTGGTAAACTTGTCTAAACTTTCGGTAGAAATTGCTTCGGTCTGATTTAGCCATATTTAGGATAGTCCGAACAATAAAATACTTTAAATATCCTTGTTCATACATTCCGACTAATTTTTCTTCATCCATTTCACAAAGCACAAGAAAGACCTCTTGGCGAAGATCATCTTGCAATTCAATAGGCTGCATTTTGGATATAGCCTCATTGATATCTTTTGACTGATAAAGTTCCGATATGATGTTTTCCCGATGCAGAAAATAGCGTTTTTCGTTTACTAATATACTTATTCTTCTTCTTCTTTTACTTATACTTATTCTTATTCTTTATCTTCTTCTTCTTCTTATAGAGTATGGCATACCTATCCAATACCTATCAAATGGACATTTTAGGCTAAAATAATACCCATCCTAACTGATTGATTTATAGTAAGTTAGTGTATTTAATAAAAAAAGTTTAAAAAAAGTGGAATAAATATTTGGTATGTATTAAAGAAGTGTATAATTTAGCTCTATCAAACAAAACAAAACCCACAAAATGAAAACAAAAAAGTACAAAATTTGGAGTTATTTTGAAGCACAAACAATTCTTGAATGGAAATTGCAATATCAAAAATTATGGGCTGAAGCATTAATTATACCACATGAGCATAGAAAAAAACCTATTCATAAAGATTTATTTAAAACAATGTATGAGATTAAAAATTTCTTACAATCTAAAGGAGTAAAATTTATTTAAAACAAAAACAATGAAACCACAAGCAAAACTCGCAATCGTTCTAATTTTAGTAATGTACCTTGTAGGACTTTTACAAGATATTAACTCACTCTAAAAACAAAACAAATGAAAATTCAAATCTCTGTCTCTGCCGAAAACGCTGCCTTTTTAATGGCTACCGAAAAGTTTAAATTCAAGGCTTCTTTCAATTGCGTTGCACCAAATGGATTGATAGTCCTTGATGTTTACTTCTCTCCGTTAGCCGATTCTGAAACTATTGCTTCTTCATTTTTTTATGCAGGAATGCAATGCTCTATTGACCAAATTAAAAAAGAAGTTTTTAACAATGAAAACAGTTTATCCCACCAACCCCTGTAAAGATTTTAACGAGTGGATTAATTATATCTACTCATTACTTAAAAGTCCGTCTCGTTAAGGACTTTAATCTGCAACGAAAAAGGGGGGGGTAGTAATCTGGGTTTTGGTCAAAAATGCCCCCCTAACTTTTAAAATATACCGCTATGAACCTCAAAGAAAAAATAATACACTATTTAATTTTCGGTACATTAGCTTATACAATCTATATCTCGGTTTGCATCTTATTTGAATTACATTCACTCTATAAAAAAATAAAACAATGGAACTAACTAAACCAAACGAAGCCTTACAAGTTGCTTCTACGCTCCAGACATTCGTTACAGAACGAAAACTTACCGCCAACATTCAAGGTAAAAATTATCCTTTAGTTGAGGCTTGGCAATTTGCCGGAAGCCAATTAGGACTGATCCCTGTGGTTAGAGAAGTGAAGAATCTTTCTACTGATACTGAATTAAAGTACGAAGCAATGGTTGAGGTTATTCGCCTTACTGATTCGGTTGTACTTTCCAGAGGCTACGCAGTTTGTTCTAATAAAGAAAACTCAAAGAGAAGATTCGATGAATATGCTATCGCATCAATGGCTCAAACAAGAGCAGTAGGAAAAGCCTATCGGAATATCCTCGCTTGGTTGATGAAAGCCGCAGGTTTTGAAGCTACTCCTGCCGAAGAAATGGATTTTATAAAAGATGAAGTTGGGGATGATGGAAGAGATTTTTTATTAAATTTACTTGATACTTCTTCTTATGAAGGCAAGGTTAGGGATAAGTTGTATATTCGTATAACCGGTATTTTAACAAATGATGATTATGAAAAGGCTAAAAAGGATTTATTGGCAAATCAAGTTGGGATTGATGCTATACCTAATCCATCTCAAAAGGATATTAATAGACATCTTAAAAACTCAATAAAATGACACGCACCGAAGTTATCACACTAACAGTATTTAATCCCGAAACAGAAATGTACGAGGATATTAAAACTGAAGTTGAATTTACTTTGTATGTTGGTAGGATAGAACCTTTTGAAGCTGATGAATACGATTGGAATATTTTATGGATTGAAGGTTCTGATTGGGTTGATGAACAGATCGTAGATAAGGCAATAGAAACTGATTTCGATATTAAGAGCATTTTTTACTAAACCCCTGTTATATGAAAGCAAAAAACCCTTCGAACATTCAACGAGAAGGCAATTCGTACAGAGTACGAGTTCAATCCAACGGAATCCGAGTAAGTAAAAACTTTACTTCGCTCCGTAAGGCTTTGCAATTTAGAAAGCAGTTGCAAGGTTAATGGGTTAGCCGGTTGGTGTAATTGGTAACACCTTTACTTTGTAAGGAGATGGGAGTTCGAATCTTCCACCGGCTCCGAATCAAAATTTAAAATTATGAAACTAAAAGTTTACAGAGAAGTCACGCTTGACCGAAAGTATTATTCTGTCTATGAATTAAAAGAGGATTATGAAAGCCTTATTAAAGTTTTTTTGTTCGATTTGGCAAATGAAGATGAAGTTTATCAAACAGTAATTAAATTCGCCAAACATTTAGAACAAGAAGGATTACCAGACAAAAAAGAATTAATTTACGAATCAATCTAAACACAATGGAAAAACAACAAAAAATCTACTGCGGTAGTGGTAAGAAAAAATCAGACACTTGGTTACAAGCCTCAATCAACTTGGACAAAATTAAAGAACATATCCAAGAGTATAAGGGTAGCCGATTCATTAAAATAAACATCAATGTAAAATCAGAACCCGACCAATACGGAAAAGATGTTTCGATTACTATTGATGATTGGAAACCAGAGCAATCTGAATTTAGACATCGCCCAGATCCAAAGTTTACACACGATAACACTCCACCCAATGACCTTCCGTTCTAATGGCTAAACTAACCCCACTTCCGAAACTTTTAAAGAAGGCTCAAGACAAATTCAATGCTCATATTAGAGAACGAGATAAAGAGTTAGGTTGTATCAGTTGCGGTGGCGAAGTACAACAAGCAGGACACTACTTTTCACAAGGTCAGCACTCTGCTTTAAGATTTGCTTTGCCACACGAAGTAGGTTATTTTAACACTAATGGACAATGTATTCGCTGCAATATGTATCTTTCTGGTAACTTAATTAAATACAGACAAGGACTTGTTAAAAGGTATGGCGAAGAATTTGTTTTGAGATTGGAAGAGGAAGCCGAACAACGCACAAAGAAATGGTCAAGAGATGAACTCGAAGTAGTTATAGAAACCTATAAATGATTTATGAATAGACACGAACAAGCAAACAAACTAATTGAAATGATTTGTGAGGAATATGGAATCACAATGAAAGATTTAAAGAAAAAGAAATCTGGTTTTCCAAATAGGTCAGTAAATAGAAAAGGTAAAGATGTAAGTTTAGCCTCTATAAGACAAGCACTCTCTTATTTTATCTTTATGCACTTTCCGTTAAGAATAAAAGAAGTTGCCTCAATGGTTGGGTATTCTGATCATTCCCCTTTATCTTGCCAACGAAAAACTATCGAATATTATATTAAAACAAAGGACTTTTATTTTTATCCTTATTATCAAAAAGTAAAAGAATATGCTGAATTAATCGGAATCAATACCGAAGTTAAAAGGTTAATATTACACGAAACACCCTTTGTGAGATATGAAAGTGATTTAGATTTTATAAGCAATTTAAAATACTATGAAAATGCCGAAAAGATTCGTTGATACTGATATCTGGGAGAAAGAATGGTTTATGTCTTGCACTCCAACCGAAAAATGTTTAGTTAAGTATGTAAGAGATAAATGCGATTTAGCCGGTATCTGGAAGCCTAATTTTACATTAGCGACTTATGTTATCGGAAGTAAAGTAGATGAAGAAATGCTTTTAAATATTGATAACGGAAATCAGTTTGAGCGTTTACAAGATGGGAAAATACTTTGCATTGACTTTGTAAAATTTCAATACGGAACAGAGTTAAACCCATCAAGTCCTATTCATAGAAAAGTAATAGATTTGCTTTCCAAATATGATGTAGATTATCAAACAAAAGAAGTACAAGGAAAAGGATTTAATAAGCCTACGATTGAAGATATTAAAGAAGAAATGTTAAACAAGTGGGATGATAAAACCGCTTCATATCAAGCAAAAAGATTCTTTGATTATTACGAAAGTGTTGGGTGGTTTGTAGGTAAAAATAAAATGAAATCTTGGAGACACGCAGTAAGCGGATGGATAGCACGAACAAAAATTGAACCTACAACGGAATCAATCAAACAAAAACTTGCTATATTAGGAAATAAAAAACTATCTGATTTATGAAATCACCAATACATAAAATTAAAACACCTTTAGATTGGTTTTTAAATGAATTGTGTAATAAAGATTTTTTAAGTAAACTTCCAATGGATGAATTTATAAAAGCCAAACAAATGGAGAAAATATTTTTTAATTATAGAGAAGCAGATAACAATGTAAAGAATTGGAACAAAGGTGGCTTTGTAAGTGATAATAAATATAAACAACCAATAAAGCATAAGAAATGAACCCTGCATTTGAGTATTTAAGACAATTCAAAAAAGTATCTGATGAAGCCGAAGAACTTGTAATGAAAGTCATTAAAAAGCGTTATCCAGAAATCTCTCTTAATGAACTTGTAAATATTTTTGAACAAGGTATAACAGGAGATTTTGGTAAGGTATATTCAGCCGATCCAGAAACACTTTTAGATTGGGTAAGGACTTACACGAATAGAAAAGGACAACAACGCTCCTACTACGAAACGCCAATACTAACGCCAGACATTACTATTTATGACCAACACTATCCCGAAAAGCAAGAGGATTGGAATAAGGAAGTAAACAAAGGTTATACTGCTTATTTGAATGGTGTATCTACCAGACAAATGCACCCGCATATTTACGATAGGTTAATGGTAGATGGTAAAATACAAATGAATGCTTATCTAAAATACTACAAGGACAAAGTAGATGAAGCCAAGCAAATGATTCTTAATGATTACTTTCAAGAACAAAAAAGAAAAGGCTTTAGTTATATTTATTTTATAAAAAGTGAGAAATGAGTTGGGATGAACTTTCTATAAAAGAACGGCAGCAATTATTTAATGAGATAGTTAATAATTCTTTTGTTGAGTTAAGTTTGACTTATGCAAGAGAATACGAAAAAAACCCTCGTAATTTTATTAATTGCTACATAAAGCACAAAGGAGTGCGAATGTGTTGTAATTGGATTGTGTTTACCTATAAATATATTGGAGCCTTTGAAGAGTGTAAACAATTAGGAAAAGATTTTACCGAGTGGGCAGATAGACAAAATGTAAAAGAAGATCAAAAGAAACCACTTGCTGAACTTATGTTAGTAATATATTCAATATTAAAAAAATGAGACAATTACCAAGAATAAAAATAGATGATGAATCCTATCAATATTCTTTAGAGTTTGTAAATAATAATAATATTGCAAATCGTGGAGAATTTGATGGTAGCAAAAGAAACCAATTTGTTGGCATATTAGGGCAAGTAATGCTTTATAAATATCTTTTCGGAAAATTACCGGAATTAGAATCTGGATTTGATAACGGAATAGATTTAGTTTATAATGATGTTACCATCGATGTCAAAACAATGGAACGCAAAGGATTTATGAGGGATTACTATGTGAATAATTTTGTAGCATCACAAGGTAAATATGAAACACAAGTTTTAATATTTTTAAATTATAATTCAGTAGAAAATATTATTGAAATTTGTGGATGGATATTTAAAAAAGATTTATTCTATAAAGGAGAATTTTACAAAAAAGGAACAAAACGATACCGAAGTGATGGGAGTTATTTTATAAATGAAGCGGATATGTTTGAGATCCCACAAGGAAATTTAAAACATTTTGAAAAATGATTTGTAAAGATTGCAAAAAAGATAAACCAGAAACAGAGTTTAACTTGACCGAAGATTATCGAAGGAATCAATGTAAGTCCTGCACGAAAAAGAATGCAAGTGTTTATTTAAACCCAGAAAGTTTCTATAACTTATTTATAGGTAGAGAAAATTGGAAAGATATTTATTTCAAGAAAACTATTGTATCAAGAAAATCATTTTAATTCTACCAATCGAAAACCCATCTGCCACAAGAACCGAGCAGTTTTAGAAGATTCTTTTCTGACTTTTGTTTCTGACCAATCTGGATGCTTTAAATGAAAATGCTCGTGAAGTAAATACAACAAATACCGATACCCTCGTAACCTTTCATCAATTTCCATTTTGTTTTCATCGGTATAGGCTATTCCGTAGGCTTGTTCTTTACCTAACTTTCTATGAACTACTTGGTGTATCTTCTTCTCCATAAAAATTAGCGGTATAGATTTCTTTAATTCCAATATGTATAACATACAAAGCCATTAGCTTAATCTGTTTGTAAATCTCTTTTTCCTCTTCATCCATCATTCCATAATCAAATTCACTCAAAGCATTGAGAGCATTAGTACACGCAGCGATATCTTCGTGAGGCGTTAGATTAATTGGTAATTCAACTGTCTCTTCCATTAGTAATCTGTTTTAATACGAGGAATCCCTTTCCTTCGAGAAAATTCAATAATGTCTTTTTCTATCTCTGCTCTTGATTGCTTTCGGTATTTATCACAAAGCGGTTCGAGTATCTGAAGCCTCTCCACCGGTGTTAATACTTTCACTAATTCTTGAATTTGCTTCTTGATAATCGGGAAATCTTTGTGTGTCATAATCGTTTTGAATTTTTTGTAAATATAGTAAACCATCCATTAATTCCTCTTTAAAATGTTGCAACCATTCAGAAAAAGATAGGTCTGTTCGATCCATCGTAGTTCCGTACTTTTTAAACCCCCTTTCCTCTCGGTTCTGAAACTCTGATATTAATTGATTAAGTAGGTTGCTCATTTGATTGTTTTATCGTGATATCTACCGCAATCGGTACACTTATATTGTGCCTTCTTCAAACCAGAAGCCATTACCCTTATTCTCTGCCTGTTTATTTTACTACTTCCACATTCTGGGCAAGAACCCCTATCATCGTTTCTAACCACCCCAAAATGCGTTTTAATGGTATCGTGAGCCTTTAACTTCTGATGTACCCTTTCTAAAATTAAAACATCTTGCATACAATAGCGAATCATCTTCTTCATTGCAGTTTCGCAATTCTTTAAAACGATATCCTTCCAAAGAGAATAATCGGTTTTAATCTTTGCCCCTACCCCTAAAAACTTGGCTATGTAATCAAGTTTATTAGAGTTAAACTTAAACTTATTCTTTGAGATTTTGTAGGTATCGATAGTTGTGTAATTTGGAAACATATCAATATTATGAAAGAGACACCTTGTTCTAATCCAAGGCAGGTCGAACATATCCGAGTTATGCCCTACAAGTTCGTGAGCATCGTTAGCAACTTTGATAAACTCTTTTAGTAAAGATTTATCGCATTGGTTTTTATCCCATCTTAAAAAGTGAACTTTCTTTTCGCCTTCCCACTTATAGCAGATGCAAATGATTGCTCGTTCTTTTACTATATTTTCTGTTCCTATGTTTAGCTTGTAACCGGCTTCCCAAAACATTCCGATATTGGGAGAAACTTCGATGTCGAAGTATAATCGTTTTCGCATATAGGTAGGTAGATTGGTTTCGTTATTTTACCAACTCAAAGTGCATCGCATCATAATTCTTTATTTTTCCGTAGTTCTCAAATCCGTATTTCTCAAAGATTTCGAGCATTGGTTCGTATTCTGGTTTTGAAAATTGACTATTTGCCCAATTTGCTTTTAATCCGTTTCTTGCAGGATCAAGGTCTATGGCTATCCCCCAAGAATGTCTGCTCCATTTTGTTTTAGAGCCTCGCATTGTCCTAACATTCACACAACCACCAAAAATATCTATGCCTAACCTTTGAAGTTCAGCAAGTCCGTAATGCTTTAAAAGGTCATTAAATACCGAAAGGAAACGATGCTCCGCAAGTTCGTGGCATTGCATTTTATGTACTTGAGATTTTAAATCCCAAGCTATCCGCATCGGGTACGGAAGTTGAATTATCGTAAAGTTGTCGGGGTTGCCGGGTTGCCCGAAGGCTTT